AATTACCAAACACGTATAAATCTTTTTCTACAACTAAATCACCTTTAATTTCAGCGTCATTATAGACTTTAAATACACCATTAACATCTACAGTTTCATTAAAAGTTGCTTTACCTTCAACAGTGGTATTTGATGTTATAACAAGTTCAGTTCCATTTAATGTGGTGTCTCCATTTATTTCAACTAGTGTATTGTTTGATACTGTAAAAGTATCTCCAATGTACGATGTGTTTCCTTCAAACACAACATCACCAGAAACATTCAATGTTCCATTGATAATAACAGGTCCATCAAATGTAGAAATTGTGGTGGGTGATGTGTTTAATAATTGAGAATATACATAAACATTTCCATATAATTCAGAATAAACACTTTCTGCAATATTTAAACTATTACCAGTAATGAATACATCACCGTTAAGAGTAGTTGTTGTATTGTTTGATACAGTAAGAACACTTCCTTCTACATGAACATCTGTCAGATTTGCTACTAATGTGCTATGTAAAGGTCCAGCTAGAGTTGTTGTAGTTGAAGATGATACATTCAATGTGTTCCCATTGATGAACACATCATTGTTCAAATATACTAAACCATTAATTACAGTTTCTGTTCCAGAAGAAACCGTGAGCGCATTTCCACTATATTCTGTATCATTGTAAATGTTCAATAAACCATGAATATTTGTAACTGTATTCGCAGATGTTGTAAGTTCTGGTCCAAAAAATAAAGCTGGAGACAATATATTTACGAGTCCGGCACTAGAAACATTTAAAACAGTGCCACTGCTAAAACTGAAATATTCACTGATCATATCATAAGATATGATTGAAGAATCAAAAGAGTTTCCACCTCCTACTGTGAGTACTTGAAAAAATTCTCTGAACTGTAATTTGTTAGTTGCTACAGACAAACTATCGGAAACTTGTAACGTTTCTCCAATCTCTACATTTAGTGTAAATTCTGCATTTGCATTAGCAAAAAGAACATTATCATTAGCAGATGTATCAAAATAGAAATCATTGGTTGTGTGAACAGAATTCGTACCATTTCCAAGAAGAATATAATCTTTCTCTATATCATGTCTTCCTGTACCGCCTCGGTTGATATCAAGCACACCAGACGTATCTAAATTTAGATTTACTAATACACTTTCACCAAGTTTAATTTCTTGTGAGCCAATTTTTATTGATTGATTTGCAAGTGCTTGATTTTGAACATACCCATCTCTAATTTCAGTATGTCCATTTGCATAAAACTCTACAGCACCGGTAGTTGTTACATTTTCAAAACTACCATTGTTTGCTACAAGTATTTGAGAAGTTTGTGGAGTAGTGAGGCTGAAATTGGAAAGAAATCCCGTTGTTCTTTCATCTACATAATCTTTAATTGCTTTTGAAGATACAAGCTTAGTATCAGTTACATTTGATAAATTATTGTCTGTAATCAACTCATTGGTAGCCGCAGTGATCAATTCCTTTCCTTTGACTTTTAAGGAATCTATATCTAAACTATCAATGGTATTATTTGCACCAGCTACAATAACATTTTCGGGAAAAACGATACCAACGTTGACATTACCATCATCATCTAAAACATCTTTAAATAATTTAAGAAATGTTTGCCCACCAATAACAAGAGAATCTTGACCTAACTCATCACCAATAAAAAGCTTGTCTGACGCATAGGAGTATGCGAGTTCCGCTCTTTGTAAATCACCAGTATTGGGAGTTGGTTTTACCGTTGAGCTTTTGATTAAAATTCTAGAAACGGATTCTGCCATGATTTTCTTGGTATTGTTGTTTGAAAAAAGAATATAATAATAGGATTATAATTGTTCCTTTTTATTTATCTCATTCTAAAACAATTATATATGCAGAGGGAAAATACTTCTTTATTTACTACTTTCAATCATCTCTAATAATTCTTTGGTAGAACCTACAATCAAATTGTTCACTTGTGTGTTATTTTGTTTTGGCTCTTTCACTTCTTTGATTTTTTTCTTTTTACCATGTATATCAATCAATTGCGCAGAACCATCAATAATATTTTTCATCAATTGAGAATATGATTCATATAGTTTTCCATTCTCATTGAGTATAGCAGCCTGACCAAGTTCTTGAAGAACTTCATTAGACTTCATGATTGTTTCTCTTATCGTATCTTGAGCAAAATTAAAATCATCATCTACAGAATCATCTCCTTCATATACCACAACATCATTAAATTTAGAAACTTTCTGAAGTTTTCGTTCTTGACCTTCCTCTACTAAGTCATCAGGCACATAACATACTTCTTCTGGACTTAAAGTTTTCATTTGAACCTTTATTCTGGTAAGTAATCTTTTGGTGGAAGTTGAGATGTTAAATCCAATTCCATGAGTGTGAATGCACCGCCTCTTGACTTATCAGTACCGCCAGCACTTTCTTTCAAACCTCCTTCTACATTTTGATTTCCACTGATGTCAACATCAGCATTAAACTCTCCTGTTATTTTTCTACCTTCTTTCATTTTTTGTTTAGCTTCTTCTAATTGCTCATGCATTTCTGTGCTATATGGCAATCTAATTGCTTTTGGTTTAGTTTCTTCATTTAGTATAACCCAAAGATAAATATCTTCTTCTTCAATACCAACATGATAACTCAACAAAGAGAAATTTTTCTCATTGGATTTAGAAACTGGGTATCCAAATAATGAATCCAAATAAAAATAACTTCCCATTGTAAATGCAATTGTCAATGGAATTACATATAGAAGATGAATACTTCTTTTCAATTCAATCAGTAGATATAGAAATATAGAAACTAATAATACTGATAGTGCTGCTAGATAAAACATATTAAAATCCTCCAGGATTTGGAATACTATTTCCAAATGATGTTGGTTGGTCAACAAAAGGCGTTTTACCCGTTACCAAATCTTTAGGCAACTGATTAACACCATAGTATGTACCATCAGGTCTCATACTGAAACGAACAAATGTCTGCTCTTCACCTTTGAATGTAAATTGTTTTGTTCCCATGAATACTTGAGAATATGGATTCAATTTAATGACTTCCGCACTTACATTTATTCTTGAACCAATTTTTCCTAAATTCGTAAAATAGTAATGAGCATTGACAACATATTCACCTGGTTGAAACCCACGTATATTTACTACTTCTCTGTTAATTTCTACAATTTGACCTGCGTTTGGTCCTTTTTTAATAACATCATTCCTATGTCCTAAATCATCTCGGTCTAGATTCATGAAACCTTGCATTGTGTTACGAAATCCTACTAAACCTTCTGGACCTTCTACCCACAAATCAACATCAACTCCTTTGTCATTATCCCATGACAATATGATCATGTACTCTGCTTTTTCTTCTACATTATCTTTTTTTGTCGGGTCATTTATTAATAGAAAACTAACAACAAATAGAAATACAAAACCTAGAATGAGATTGAATAGCAGGTCTACGAATGCTAGATTACTGCTGTATTTCCTCATTTTCCACCATTACTAGTTGACTTTTAACAATTACACTACTGATAAGACCTATAAGTGTGGTCAATAGTGCGGTTCCCATACCTTGAGCCATACTTCCTAAACTCTGTTGTATTGCTGCAGTATCTTGTAAATTTAAATTACCAAACACAGAATGTAGCATGAAAATAAAACCACTCACGGTTCCAATCATACCTAAACTAATTAATACATCACTGATGAACCATTCTGTTTCGTAGTGATATTTTTTTAATTGACGATATTTGCTATTCCAAATTTTATATCCTATCATTGATGTGCAGATAACAAACAATGTTCCAATCACCAAAGTTAATTTAGTAAAATCATTTTCATAAATGAACATATGAAAATCAAAATAAACACTTGTCAACACACCAACGATCGTCAATGTTACTAACAGCCACCACTTTAACAACAATTTCATTTTATACTCCTTTTAATTACCATTTAGTGAACCAAAGCATTTTGTTACCCATTGGAGTTTCTACATCTGGTAGTTCTACAACAAATTTTTTCATATCTGGATGTGCTTCAAACAAAGCTAATTCCAAATATTCAATCATTGGTTCTGCTTGTAATTGTTTATATAAGTCCATAACTTCCATTGGACTTTTTGTGATAAAAAGTGCAATTCGCAAATCATCATATGTAGTTACTTCTACTCCATATTTTTTTGCAATTGCTTGAGCTTCCTCCATATTTTTCATTTCTGCAACAACATAATCAAAAGAAAAGGCATAAACATCTTCTTTGGATGTATAGAAAACTGGATATTGTTTTCCACCTCTTACAATATGTCTATCAATATTCACAAATGTTCTGCCATTTCCAATATACGTATCTGTATGTAATTCTGCTTGAGCAGAAAACGCCAACATAACAGATAAACAAAATGTAACGAATACGCTTTTAATATATTTCATTTATTCTCCTTTTTGATTCCAACAAATGCTACTATTTTTTTATAACCTAACTCAGCTAAAGCATTGGCTCGATGAGTTCCATCAATAATTTGATAATTGTGTGCTAATACTATTGGAGGATAAGTTTTCTTTTTCTTAAGTTCTTCCACATAGTCTTCAACATATTCATCAACAAGATCAAATTCTTTGATATCAATATCTTCTATATTCACAGTCTCAACTTTATACTGTTTATATTTTTCAATTCTTGCGCTGATATCACCATCTGTAAAGTCGTCTTGGTTGCGATGAAGTTTTTGAATATAAGTATAAATCTGATCTTCTTTAAATATTTGATTTTCTTTTACACTTTTATCTGTAAAAGTATTTTCTTCAAGAAGAAATGAATGAAAAGATTTCATGGTGCATAACCCCATTCTGCTAATGAATTTCCATCAGTAAAAATTTCTTTTGCTTTTACTTTCTTACTTAGTATACGAAACTTATTATTAAGATTATCTTTACCATGTTCCTTTGCATAATCACGTACAATTGTTACCCAATCGCCGGGATTGATTTGGGAAATGTTTTCAACTTTTATATCACTCTTCTTTAATTTCTCTTCTTCATCTCCTAACCATTCATAATATTTTTTCGCACCAAGTTTCTGAAATTCGGATTCAAATGCGGGATATGGTTTTGCTCTTTTCAACCATAGCGCCTGAGCTTTCTCAAGGTCTGCCAGACGGTCTTCTTTTGTCTGTTGATATGGAACAGCACGATAGATAGTTACTTGTTTATTTGGCTTATTTCGATATCCATTCACAATCAATGCCGAATCTTTATCTTCTCTGGCATATTCTTGCCAGCGATTATAATAGTCTTTAGGATAAACTTCATTGTGTGTTAAATCATGAAGTGGCGCACCTTCTTTACCTGCTGACTGATGTTCACCACGATAATCTTCTTTTAGAAATTGATTAAATGATTTCATTGTTTGCCCATGCTTGTTCTCTTTCTGCTTCGGTATCGTAAGTATTTCCTTCATATATAAATGTGCTAAATCCAAAGTCATCATTTTCATCATATCCATATATTTTAACTAAACTATGTTCATTTCTAGGATGATTCATAGATGTACTTGCTGTTTCATCTTGAATGTTTCCAGAAGTCTCCGTTACTATTTTTTCACCAGAAGGACCAGCTAAAGGAATTTTTTTGCTAGTTTGTAAATCTGTAGCAGTTGCCAACGTATGAGTTTCTACAAAAACAGTATTGACTTTCGGATAACTTTTAATTGGTGGAAATATAAAAGATTTTGCAGTTAATGATAAATCTGCAATCAGTATTCTTCTTTCTTGTAATCCTTGATAATCATCTTGCCAATTTACACTATTCAATAATAATGGAACATCAATATCTATACTCAATTCTGGAATTGCACGATACGTGATATTTAAATTCGGAGTGAAATAAGGTAATATTTTTTCTACTAATTGTGTAAGGTCTTCTGCATATTTAGCAACAATAGATACTGTAAAATCAAAGTTATACGGAACTCCATTGTACATTATGATTGCATCTTTTTTATTTTTCTCATCTTTTGTTGGTCTTCCTCTACCACCTGTTTTTGGTAACATGCGTTGACCATCATATGATAAACCGTCAAAAGAAAATCCAATACGAGGTAATGTGTAATTTGTGTTCTTTGCCTCTACACTTGGTGATTCTCTAACAAGTGTAAGCATTTTATCACGATTGGAAAAATTAATAGGAACATTTATTTTTTCTTCAATTTCATCTGTCTTATGATTTTTTCTTACCAAAATCATTTTAGAAAATAAAGAACCTATGACTACAACTAGATTGCGTATTGTTTGATGATACTGATCTTGTTCTTCTACATTTTTACTGAAAAACATATTTTGTTTATGCTAATGGATTAGTAGGGTCCCAGTCAATCAAAGCATCACCTTGATCTCTGAATTCTTTGTTAGTTTCAAGTTTTACATTCTCAACAGATTTGTTGTCCACATGTTGAATCATTTGTGTTACTTTTGCCTGTGCTTGTGATGTTTGTCCAATGATAATTTCTTCTGGCTCAAACAATCCATTTAAATGATTCACAGACAACACCTTTTTTCTTGGGAAAAACTTTTTAACATCAGCTATGAAACCAGATGTTTGACCAATTACCTTTTCATTAGTTGCAAATCTACCCACAATATCATCTATTGGAATATCTAAACTATACACTTCTTGATCTGCTTCATCGATATGTTTAATTTCAGTTTGAATTTGTTCATGACTTGGAGTATACAATTCACAAGACAATCTATAATTAGGAAATATACCTGCTTGTAGAAAGCCTGGAGCTTGATAGTCAACATAAGTTATTGTATACAAACGTCCGTCTGTTGGTAAATATATAATATCACCTTCATGTGGTCGTTGTCTCTCTGGTATTTTTGTTTCATCAAATCTTCTTTGAGATACAATCAAACTAATTGTTTCTTCAATTTGCAATCCAAATTTACCAAGTAGTTCATCTCCAACATAATCATCAATTTGGTCCATCATCATCTCAATTAGATATGCTTTATTAAATCTTTGATCATCATCAGAACCCATAATTAAATCATAATCAAAATGTTCTTTTGGTAAATAAGAAACATTCACGCCTAAAATCTGAATAATCTCATCATGAATATCCTGAACAAGATTTTGCTCACCTTGATATTGATAATGATTGAAATGAATATTGGCCTTCATTTATTATCTTTTTCTTATGTTGTTATGAATTGAACCTAAATTAGCACCAAATAAAATAGCTTTTTTGAAAGTGTTTAAAGCTTTATCATCAGAAGCATCTTCCTTTAGTTGACTGGCATGTATTGTAATTTCTTTGTCATTAAATTGAAAAAATATATTTTTAAAGGGATTCTTTTCTAAGTTAATTATATTTTTTACATGAACTAGTGCAGTGTCTTTTATTTCTTTTTCCATA